CCATTAAGGAGTCCACCCGGTGCTTGCGCCGTTAAATGCCACTACTGCAAGGAAATACACAGTGTATTCCATCTATTGCAGTCTACCATGTTATCCATAAGGAATCTGAATGGCTGGAATATATACGCAAAAGAGGTCTCAAAATAACCCCCGTTATCAAAACGGATACGGCCAATTTGAGTGTCTCTATAGAGCAAGACCCGAATGGGCCATTGACTCGGCGAATATACAAACCAGGCTTTATAGTCAAACCACGACCTCATTTAGAGATCGTGATCCATCGGGGAACACAGAGATTGACCCTCGGCAACTTATTGTTGCTAGGCAAGATCCTCTGCGTCCCTACGATCGCGGCCACGAGTTCTCCACCCAAAAGGGACAGATTCGTCTGTCCCACGGTAAGTGGAGAGTAGGTACATCTACCGAAGGTGCGTTTTATCACGGACCTTTGATGATTACCGTTCCTGGGGATAACATCCCATATCAGGATCGTGAAGGCGATTTTGGTTAGGTCAACCTCCAGTATGGCACTAAAGCCATAAAGGAGTCTATCCCAACCAAAATGGCTGCGAATGTCACGCAGTTGATCGTGGAAACTCTCCGCGATCTTCCGCGCATACCGCTCGCTGGTAAGAACCTAGGCTTTAATAGACGTGGTGACGACCTCGGCATCCACTGGGACAAAATTCCGTCCTTTGTGGGTGACGATTATCTGAATTACGTCTTTGGCGTAGCTCCTACCGTAGCGGATGTGCTGAAAATCTGTCAAGCGGTTGTTTCACTTTCGGACAACCTCATACAGATTAATCGTGACGCCGGACAATATGTCCGTCGCAGGTTTGACTTTCCCGTAACACGATCCGCAAGGATCATCGCACGTGACGATAGTGGAGATAATATTCCAAGTGGCGCTCACCTCTTTGGAGGTGTTGGCGGCAATTTTGTGAATACTAACTTCTTCGCTACATATGCGGACGGGAGGGGCAATGCTAGTTTGTCCGAGGAGCGTACCGAAAGGTACTACTTCACCGGAGCCTTCTCCTATTACCTCGAGAGTGTTTCTACACCCGGAGGGGCAATAGCGAGAGGAGCCCAATACGCCAGGCTTTTGCTTGGCGTCCAAGGTCTAACCTTGGATTTGGCATACCAGCTAGTTCCATTCAGTTGGTTGCTTGACTGGTTCGCGAACGTTGGTGATCTTTTCTCCAATGCCACGAGCTTTAGTCAAGACAATCTTGTCCTGAGGTGGGGTTACTTGATGCGTGAAACACGCATCAAGCGAACCTACTACCACACTGGGATCCGTTTTCGTACGGGTCCCACTGGTCCTATTACAATGACTGAGGAATTTACTCAGAAACTGCGTAAGAAGGCAACACCTTATGGATTTGGTCTTAACCCTAACTCATTTAGTGAGGGTCAATGGGCCATCCTGATCGCTCTTGGATTAACCAAGGGTGATCGTACACTCCTCTAACAACGCCCAAAACTGGCGCTTGAGGATAAATGTGGTACTATTTGGTACCGCATAATCAGCCGAGACTTAAGTCTCGCTTTAGTTCTCCCTTTTGGTGAGAACACGGAGGTAAATAGCATGTTCGCAGATCCCCAGTCAGTAACAATTGGTGGAGTCGCCACCTCGCTTCCGCGAGTTGGCGCCGGCATCGGAAACGGAGTCTTTCAGAATCCGGATTCGAGTGTCACGCTCTCTGTTTCGCATTCCTACGGGAAGCGAAACCGGCGTACCGCCAAGTTGGCCACGAAGCTTCTTTCGGCCGATCCGATCACACCGTCGAACAACATCCCCGTTTCTGGGGCGTTCTACGTTGTGGCTGATTTCCCTGTTCAGGGAATCACCCAGGACCAGCAGAAGGACTTGGCTGCTGCGCTCGCTGTCTGGCTTACCGCCAGCACGAACGCCAACCTTGTCAAGCTTCTTGGTGGTGAAGCATAGTCTCCTTCGAGGCCCTCGATTTGATTCTGAAAGGAATCATCATCTTGGGTATCGTAGGTGGCTTGCTCACCTTACTCGCCGTTGGCATTACTGCCATGGCGAACCGCGTCGCCACCACTAATCGTGGTATGCGTCGTAGGCATTAAGGGGTGGGACGGATCTCAATAGATCCTTCCCTCTCGCAAGAGATCTGCAACAAGCTTAGGAAGCTATGCCCTCGAAAGGGGTTAACTTGAAAAGCCTGATTGATCTCCACATTAGTGTACTGGAGGAATCCGGGACACTGTTTGGCGTAAGCACCAGCCGTGATGTAAAAACCATCACGACTCGTATCGAACACGAAGGGTTATCGTTTCTGACGATAACTTTACCTAAGTTCGGCAAAGACCTCCAAAGGGCCCTAGCCGATCAAAAGGTAGCTTCTAACCATTTCTCGGGTTTTCCCAGAGATGGCGCCCTTCCCCGCTTTATGCAGGGATGGACTAAGCGTGTGTTCGATGCGGAAAGTGGTGTCATACTCGACAATCCTGACGTCGGAGCGATCCGCGTCATATTCCAGGTTACTGGACTATTGAAGAAGGTTGAATTTGAATGCACTGAAAAGCGCACCCAAGCTGCCTTCGACAAGTATGTCGAGATTGAGGCACAGATCCGTAGTCTGGAGATGGAGGCACTTGAAGACCGTGAATTTCTCATGGATTTTCGTGTGTTTACCCATCTCCTCTTTGGTGATCTTCTCCATAGTTGGCAAACTCTGTTTGTCAACGGGGAAATAACACCTAAGCACGGACCTGGCGCTACAGCTGATCGACTTCGAGGAAATGCGAAGTGGGATCAGCCTGCGTGGCCTGACCGACTGGAAGAAGCGTTTCCCTTTGGGAGATATGCTTATACCAGCTGGCGTCATTATCTTAACGATCTTGACGACAATGGCAGGTCTGCCTCACCCGGAACGGAGATGCCCGTTAGGGTCATAGCCGTTCCTAAAACGCTGGAAACTCCTCGTATTATCGCTATTGAACCCACTGCTATGCAATATGCACAGCAAGGTTTAATGGCGGCATTCGAGAAGTGCGTCCGTACTTCAAAGTACGGAAGCATGGTCGATTACAAGTCTCAGCTCCCTAACCAGGAGATGGCTCGTGAGGGATCCATTACTGGATTTCTTGCAACACTAGATCTTAGTGAAGCTAGCGACCGAGTTTCCAATCAGCTTGTGCGAATCATGTTGCACGACTACCCAGATTTACTCTTGGCAGTTGATGCTACGCGATCACGCTCTGCTGACGTTCGTGGCCATGGCGTTATACGCTTGGCCAAGTTCGCGTCTATGGGCTCTGCTCTTTGCTTTCCTATAGAATCCATGATTTTCGCTATCATTTCGATGATTGGCGTCTATCGTGGAGTCAAAAGCAGCAAAGGGCAATTTGACACCGTTTCGCGTGTCAACGTTGTGAAACGTTGGCATGCTGAGGTGAGAACTTACGGGGATGATATTATCGTCCCCAGTAAGTACGCCCCGTTCGTAGTTAGTAGCCTTGAGGCTTTCGGCCTCAAGGTGAACACCGCGAAATCTTTCTGGACAGGAATGTTCAGAGAGTCTTGCGGGAAGGAATATTATAATGGTATTGACGTTACTCACGCCAAGGCCAGAACAGATCTTCCTTCATACGAACAGCCCTCATCCGTGAGGATCGCCAGTATAGTTTCCACGGTTTCTCTTCGTAACCATCTTTTTGGTTATGGATACTATGAGACCTGTGAGAAGCTAGACTCTCTCTTGATGGTGCACCTTAAAGGGCACTATCCTAGAGTGGGAAGCGACTCTCCCGCATTGGGACGCCACTCCATCTATGGGTTTGATACCCAGAAAATGGATGACTCTCTGCAAATACCTTTGGTTAAGGCATATGTAGTTAAGAGTGAAATTCCCAAGTCTAAACTTGAGAACTATGGCGCCCTTATGAAGACGATTGGATCTGATTCAGAAATGAATCCTGATCCGAGACATCTTGACAGGGCAGGAAGGCCTTCAGTCCTTCGAATGCAACTGAAGTGGGTTAGGGCGTATTAATACGCCCTAACGGGGGTGGCTTTTCAACCACCCTTTAAGGGAGCCTATGTGCTCTTCCGAGC